CATACCTAACGAGCTACCTTAACGAAGACAAAAACGCTTACAGCCGACGCCTAGCACTGACACCCTTAGACAACCATTGCCGTAACGTCGTGCATGTCTACTCGTCATTTCTGTGGCGTGTTGCACCTACTCGCAACTTCGCGGGCATGGAGGGCAGCGCTGATCTGGAAGCCTTTATTAAGGACGCAAACCTGGATGGCCAGAACTTCAACAGCTTTATGCGCGAGGCTCAAATATGGAGCAGTGTGTACGGCCACGTTTGGCTAATGATGGACAAGCCGCAGTCCAATGCAGGCACACGCGCTGAAGAGATGGCGCAAGAGATACGCCCTTATGTCACGCTAATTACCCCTGAGAACGTCTACGACTGGCGATGGGAGCGACAGCCTAGCGGACGGCATGAGCTTGTCTACTTAAAAATTCGTGAGTCAGTTGATCGTGTAGATGGCACGACAACAGTGACGCACTTCCGCGAGTGGTACAAAGATCGCATCTGCCTTATACGCTATGACGGTGCAGATGCCGCACTGTTAGAAGAGATCGAAAACCCTATCGGCAAAATCCCTGCTGTTAACCTGCCCGCTAACCGATCTATCGTGCGTGGCATGGGTATCAGTGATATCAGCGATATTGCCTATATGCAGCAGGCGATCTATCAGGAGCTGTCAGAGATCGAGCAACTGATCCGCATATCTAATCACCCAACGCTGGTTAAGACTTACGAGACTGACGCGAGTGCTGGCGCAGGTGCGGTTATCAATATCTCTGAGGACAGCGATGCAGGGTTAAAGCCGTACCAGCTACAACCTTCTGGCGCTAACCTCGATGCTATCCGCTCATCTATCACCGACAAGATTGAGTCTATTAACCGCATGGCGCACATGGGCGCAGTACGTGGCACGGAAGCCGTATTGCAATCAGGCGTGGCGATGCAGACTGAATTCCAAATGCTAAACGCCAAGCTGTCAGAGAAAGCCGACATCCTTGAGCTGGCAGAAGAGCAACTGTGGATGTTCTATTGCTTGTGGCAGGGACACGATCCGCACGAGGTAGAGATCAGCTACCCTGACTCGTTTGACATCCGCGACTACGAATCAGAGCTTAGATTCCTACAACAGGCTAAAGCCTCAGGCGTTCGCTCTGATGTATTTGCTAAGGCGATTGATAAGCAGATTGCAGACTTAATCCTGGACGACGAGCTGTTAGCATCGGCGCACGATGAGATCGAAGGCACACAACGCGCTGTAGGCCAATTTACTGAAGTAGTAGAGAATGGCGGCTGATACCGATCACGCTCGTGCTGTCATTGCGCGGGCAGAGCGTCACCAGCGCAGGTTAGCCCAAGCGCTTGCAGAGCTAGATCAAGAGATCATCCAGCTTATGTCTGGCGCTCCATTGCGTGACGGGCAACTGTTTGACTTGGAGTGGGCGGTAAATGCACGCACTGAGATTGCATCGGTTGTCCGCGAAAAGTATCTGACGGAGATTGACGACATCCTACGAGAGTACGCAACCGTGGCGGCAGAGGCGCAGGCCATGCTCGGCAACTACACGGCATTCGCACAGCTAGACAGCGCAGTCGTAAGTCAACTGCAACAGCTTACGTTTAACGGTTTTGAGGCACTGGGGGAAGAGTTCATCGAAGAGGTAGCGACGCAGGTGTATAAAAACACACTGACGGGCGCGAGCTTTGCTGATAGCGTAGTGCAGATACGCAACAGTGTAGACGCCGACTTAGGACGCTACGCACAGGTGGCACTGCACGACGGGCTTATGGACTTTGACAGATCAATTACGACTAATATGTCATTAGGTGCAGGCGCAACACGGTTCAAGTATTACGGCCCTGACGACGAAAAAACTCGCGAGCATTGTGATAAGCATGTTGGCAAGACGTTGACGATTGAAGAGATTAACGAAGCGTGGAGCGGCGAGTGGAGCGGCAAGCGCGAAGGTAGCCCGTTTGTTGTCGGAGGCGGGTATAATTGCAGACACAGATTTCGGCCTGTCTTTGAAGGAGAGTAAACATGCCTTACCACAAGAAAGACAAAAAGAAGAAAAAGCGCAAATCACGCTAATTTGATACAATTAACCCTACTCGTAAGAGGATACGTTACATGAGCGATGAAATCATGGTTGATGCGGTGACTGAGCCCGCAGCTGAAGAGCAAGAAACTCAGGAAGTAAAGACGTTTACACAGGAAGAGCTTGATCGAATCGTTTCTGATCGCATTGCTCGCACTAAGCGACAAGTTGAAAAGAAATACGATGACATCGACGTAAACGAGGTGCGCCAACTGTTGGCCGAAAGGCAGCAAGCTGAGTTAGAGCAACAGAAGGATCGTGGCGAGTTTGAATCTATCTTGCGTAATACAGTCGAAAAGAAAGATCAGGAAATACAGGGCTACAAGTCACGCCTGGAGGCTACCCTAGTCGATGGTGCGTTACTGACAGCCGCAAGCAGAAACAATGCTGTATCAGCAGAGCAAGTTAGTCAGTTGCTGAAAGGCTCCGTTAAGCTATCTGAAGATGGCTCAGTAGAGGTTTACGACACTAACGGGACGCCACGGTATAACGACAAAGGTGAATTGCTGACAGTCGATGAGCTTGTCTCTGATTTCCTAACGGCTAATCCACATTTTGTGAAGGCATCGCAAGGCGGCGCTGGATCAATGGGAGCGGCTGGAGGTGCTACGCCGAAACCTATGTCGGTGGACGATATGCTAGCTAACTACGATAAAGGCGGAAAAGCCGCTTTTCGTGAATGGAAGCTAGCGCAAAAAGCAAACCGCTAACTTATAGGAGACTTTCATTATGGCGGCTTCAACTTCTACTACTCTCGCGAGCCTCTTCTCAGAAATCATATTGCAGGCGCGTTTTACCGCCGAAGAGGAATCACTCATGCTCGGCCTCGTAACTCGCTACGACATTGGCGATCAGGCTGGCAAAACTGTACAGGTGCCTAAGTACCCAGCAATCACCGCAGGTGCATTGACTGAAGGCACTGATATGTCTTCAACCACTGTCACCACTACTCACAAAAACATCACTGTTTCTGAAGTTGGTGCGCAGGTTATCTTGACTGATCTTGCGGCTATGGGTGCTGGTAACCCTGCTGAAGAGCTTGGCACTGTATTGGGTAACGCGATTGCCACTAAGATCGACAAAGATATCATTGCTCTGTTTGACGGCTTCTCTAGCTCGCTAGGTGGTGCAGGTACAGAGATCACTGTCGCCGACTTAATGAAGGCGGCTGCTACTCTCAAGACAAACAAGGCACGCGGCCAGATGGCGGCGGTTGTACACCCTTGGCACGCTTACCAGTTGAAAGCAAACCTCACTAACACGTTTGTTAACCCTAACGGTGGTGACTTGCAGAACGACGCAATGCGTAACGCGTTTGTTGGCCAGATCGGTGGCATCGACATCTACGAGTCTAGCAACGTGTCTATCGACGGTTCAGATGATGCGAAAGGCGCGGTATTCGTACCAGAAGCCCTCGCTATCGCTATGAAGCGTGATTTCAACCTAGAGACACAGCGTGACGCCTCTCTCCGTGCGTTTGAGCTAAACGCTACTGCCATCTACGGCGTTGGCGAGCTTGATGACGACTACGGTGTAGAGTTGCTGTTCGACGCGGCTCAGTAAGAAGTACGGCGGCCCTTCGGGGCCGCTTTTCTCTAGGGGATCACATGCCTGTCATCTACCGTGGTGAGCGTTTCGCAGACTACAATCGGCCAAAGAAAACGAGGAATCATCCTACAAAGTCGCACGCGGTTTTGGTTAAGAAGGGTGACACGATTCGTTTAGTTCGCTTTGGCGCACAAGGCGCGAAGACGTACCCACCGACAGAAGGCGAGTCAGCCAAGTCAAAGGCAATGCGCAAGGCGTGGTACGCAAGGCACGGCAAAACCCTAGCAAACGCAACCGTATTCGATCCCATCTATTGGGCGGCCAAAGTGAAGTGGTGAGCAAATGGCATTTTCTGTAGACACTGATTTAACCGATCTCATCCCTGACATCTTAGAGTTTGGCATCGACACGTTTGCTGATGAACACGCGAGAGCGCAGGCAGATATTGAGCGCGAAATCCGTAATCGCTGGTGGCACCGCAAAGGTATCAAGGGCGAGATGGACGCGAGCTATTTAACAGATTCGCAGTGGA